ATCGGCGGATCCTCATTGTCCCGCGTCACATCCAGCATTGCCACGTCCCCAATGCTCTGCCTCGGGCCCTGGAAAGCGAAGTCCAGGAATCCCGCACGGTTGGCCTGGGCCTCAAGGGTAAAGTTCCCCATTGCAGACCGGGCCTTGAATTCAAACCCATCCTGCTGCAGGGCCAAGGTCGCCATCTCCTGGTTCTCGGAGACAGGCTTTACATGGTATCCATAGACGGCCGGGTCGTCTGTCATCGTTGCTTTCGCCCCGGAAGTACCGCCTGTGACTTCCTCCGAACCGTCAAAAGGCGTTGCGGATGTAGGTTCGAAATAAAGATAGGCAGCCCCATTAACTTCCGCTTTCAGAACCCTTCCCGTAGCACCGCTTACTCCGCCGGTGATGGTTTCATTCCGTTGGAAAGAGGATACAGTAATCGCTCCGATTGGAATCCGCATGGCGCCCAATAGTTTGCAGGAGCAGGCTTCAAGCGCCCAGCCATAGTCCAGATTTGTCTGGACGTCGCCTTTGGCTATGTCAGACCCTGATATGTTGGTGCTGTTGTTTGTCACATTGCGGTTTACCACATATAAAAAATGCGACGAGTCGTCTACGTCATAGATTTTATGGGTTCCGTTATGCACGGTCAGCGAACAATAGTTTATCGTCAGGTACTCCCCGTAATTAACCTCCGAAAGGTCAACGCCGGAGTCGAACGTCACTTTCACAATGTTTCCCGAATCGTATGCGATAGCGTCAATCTGAGCGGTGGCAACTTTGGAAAACGTATCGGGCGTGTTTACTTCGCTGCGGAAACTCACATTCACGGCCTTCGTGCTTTCCAGGTTACCGATAGGCGTTAAGGATTTCCGGGCCAGGTCCCGCTTTTCCCTGGGCGCGTTGTATTCGGCTGCTGCCCCGACGATTATCCTGGCTATGCCGTCATTTGCCCGTAAGGTCTCGGCGGTGCCCTGTGATGTCTCGCATTGCCCTAAGACTTGCTGTTTTCTACTCAAAAGTGGATTTGCGGTAGTCATTTTTTTACTCCTTTTAGGTTACACTTGGATTTGTTCTTTTAACTCTGTAAGCGATGTTAAACGTGATTTTAACTTTCCCGGGCCGTTCCCGGACGTTGGTATATTCCCGCACGTTGTCGATGTAGTCGGCCACTATCATGCCCTTAGTTTGTAGCGTGTCGTGGTCGGCTTCCAGCAGCCGTTTAAAGTCCTCGACCACCTTGTCCATCATGGTATCGGGGAACGTCTCGGTGTCATCGATTATGACCTCAAACTCGATTTCCGAGTCGGCGGTATAGGAATTGACTGTTTCCCCGTCCACCTCCCGGCCCACTTCCTCGGGAAATCGTATAAAAACCTGGGGATAGACACGGGAGGCGGGGTTGAATACATCCGTTGCGCCGTAGTTGTAATTATACCCGCCTGCTTTAGTCATGCCGTCAATGGCAGCCGCTAACTCAGTTATGATATTGGTGTAAATCGCCATTATTCAGTCTCCGGGGCCGTATGCGCAAAACTTATCTGGTACACCCATTGCCCGTTATTCTCGGAAACGAACCGTATCCCCGTGGGCCATAGGATAGAGAAATCAGGCTGCGAAGTGATTGTATAACCCGACAAACTGGCCCGCACGGACTCGACCAGGCCGTAAACACCTTGATGGGCGTCTTTCAGTTTCAAATTTTTCTGCATGACCGTTATAACCCATTGGTGCCTTACCTCGTCCTGAATGAGAAACGATTTCCGGTTAGGCTCAGGGTCGGGAAAAATGCTCTGGTCGTATCGCACCAGGATGGCGCCTCCCGGATGTGTAAGCGTGTACTCGGTGGGGTTGTCGGGAAAAGACCGTATCTCAGCCGTTGCCAGGCCGATGTCGGTCGTCAGTTTCTGGATTATATCGTCCTCAATTACTTCAATATTCATGCAATATCCCCGTAATCAAGGCCGTCATTCGGCCCCCAAAACCTGTCCAAACGGCCGTTTTTGTCCGTGTCGCTGGTCCAGAATACTTTAGAATCGCTCGTCTTGTTGGTTTTAAAAAACCCCGCGGTATTCGCTGCGGAATTGGCGTCGTCGATCAATATTTTATTGTCCCGTAACGCCTTTAACTCGGTCATTACGATTTCAACCTGTGCCCGTAGGGAATCAGGCATTATCAGGTCTACTCGCCTGGCGTACAGGTTTAAAATGGACAGGATAACCGACCAGCGCCTTACATTCTCGGGAACCGGGTTGAATGGCAGCGTGTGCTTTCCCCTGGAAAACGATTCGATTGAAGCGTCAGCGTCGGCGATAGCACGATTAACGGCAGCAGCGGAGACGGTTATCCCCGCTGTGTCGTCTGTCAATTGGGCTAAAATTGTAGACGGTAATCTTAGCTCAATATCGCTCTGAGAACAATAAGCCACAAATCACCGTCTCCATTCATCGAGGGTCAAATCAGGTCGAAATCGTGTCTTTCCAGTGATACCCGAGGTCGCTCGCCATCGCCAGGATGTCGGTGTCCTCGCGGACTTCGTACACCCACTGATCCTTGTTGGCCTCGTAGTAATTCCGAATCAGACGCCCGGAACCGTTCGACTGTTTGACGCGGAACTGTCCGCCTGCGCTCGGGGTCTTGAGACCGAGGGTCGCGGGACGGTAGAACAGGAACGCATCGCCCTTGCCGTCGTTGGTGTCCCATATATAGCGGGCCGTCATCACGTCCGTTAGTTTCTGGTTGGCCGTGTTTTTGATGGCTTCGCCTATGAGCACCTTGAGGGACAGCAGCGAACCGATGAGGTCGGCCGTCACGATGTTCTTTTGCGTATACTTGATTTTTTCAGCCACGAGCGGGTTCTCTTTCAAGTCCTCCATCGTGTTGAAATCAAAAAGTATATGGTTGGCATTGAAGCCGGTGTTTTTCTGGATGGCGATTTTTCCCGCCTTGATGTCGGCGAAAAAAGTGTTCGTGGCAGCCGCTTCCGTGGAGGCCCATTTGCCGTCCGCGTCTTCCCCGCCCGAAACCCCATCGGCCCAGGTGGTGGACTTCATCAGGTCGGCTACACGGATTTCCTTTTTCAGGTCGATCTTGTCCGTGGCGTACTCGATGGCGTCCTGGATCATGTTCACGGTAGGCGCCCCGACCATTCCCTGCCCGGCGATGTCCTCGGCGGCTACTTCTTTGCCGAAGGCATACTGATCGGTGGAAATGGACTCGGTCGTCAGGCCGTAGTTACCGCGGGCAGCCTCTGTTCCAGGAGCGCGCAGTTTCGCTTCGTCCCTGAACCAGTCACCCTTGAAATACTTGGTTATCTTGGCTTGATAGGCCACGTTGTCCTTTATGGGGAAAACCATGTCCCCGACATACGATTGGTTTTTGTAAGCAATGGATACGTCGGCTAAGGGCCCGGCGATTATCTGTGCTCTGATATCTGGCTGAGGCATTTGTTATCTCCTTATTTGAAAAAACCTTTAATTGTTACGCTTTGACTGTCATGCTGGCGAGCAATACTTCGCCGAGTTCGTCTTCGGCTCCGCCCTGAAGCAGAGGCCCGACCTGGTAGGCGCTTGAGGCTGCCGCTTTGGCTTTGCCCGCGTCCGAGGCGCTGACGTATTCCATCGCAACCTGGACACCCTCGTCCAGCGTGGCGCCCAGGACTACGAGGGAAGTTCCCCCGCAACCGATGGGAAGTATGCTGGCGGGCTGCCCGGTCACCGGGGCGTTCTGCAAGACACCGAAAGGCTGTTCCGTGGCGTTGTCGGGCCTGCGGACTTTGCCGTCTGTATCGATGACGACAAAACGGTATCTGTCATTGGAAAGGTCCTCTGCGGCCTCTTTGCTGACTGCTAAATTTGGCGTGTAAGTAGTCATTTTATTTTCTCCTGGTTTTGATTGTTAGTGATTCTACTGGCCTATGACTTCTTTTGCGTACAGTTCAGCCAACTGCGGATTGGCAGCCTGCGCCTGGCGGAATCCCTCGGAAAAGGAAACACCCTTCTCGGTGGAAATTTTCCTGGCTTCAACGCTCAACTGCTCGCCCGCTCCCGCAGGGCCCTGGCCGTTGGTGAATTTCTCGCCGAATTCGATTTTCTTTTGACCGTTTATAATGGTCTCTTTGAAAATATCCAGCGGGGTCTTTTTGACCGTGTTCTCTCCCTCGGCGAAATCCAGGCTCTCCTGGCCGTCCAGGGAAAACATCATTTTGATTGTCGCCTCTTTGTTGGCGGGCAAAATTTTGCCTTCCTTTACCTGCTCGTCCACGAAAGCAGCGAATTCCGCTTTCTTCTGTTCCGCCTTGTAGTCGGAAAACTCTTTTTCCGCTTTCTCTTTGGCGTCTTTCTCCGCTTGGATGGCTTTCTCCGCCTCGGAAAACTTGGCTTCCAGGTCGGCAACTTTGGCGGTCAATTCTTCATTAGTCATTATCTGCTCCTCCATGTTTGTTAATTCTGACATATCGCCGCTGGGATTTTTCAGTTTGCCCATGACAATTGAAATGCCGTTTGAAACTTCTTTCGTGCGAAAACTGCCCTCTACGAACTGCCCCGGGTCCCGCTGCCGTACCCGGTAACTGGTATCCGTCTCGTCAATGCCGGGGTTCGATTCCACTTTAAAATTGTTTTCCTTTATCCAGTCCCGCACCTGGCCCTCAGATGAAAACCGGTCTTTGGACAGGATAATCGACTGCGGAACCATCGCGCCCTCTTTAAACTCCGCCTTTTTGCTGCCAAACCAGGCTTTCATTTCCGAGAAAAGGCTTTTTATCTCGCCCAGAAGGGGAGAATCGGAGGGCTCGGCTTCGGTGAAATCAAAAGTCACAAACTCGTCATTTTCCTTGAAAGCGAAGTCCGCCAGGCCCTTTACCGCAGGCATGGCAGCCCCGAGAAACGCTACATGGCGCAGGGACAGGTCCGGGCGCAAGGCAATGCTTCTGTGCTTAAACATCTTATTTTTAAGCATTTCGCCAAATTCCTTTGTCCAATCGGACATTTCGCCGACTAGCGTGTCGCCCTTGCGGTAGAACTTTTTGAACCAGGCGAAGGCCGGGGCCGTGTCGGACTCAGGATGTCCTATCGTAGCCGGGACGTCTGTCTTCAGTTCCTCGAATTTCTTAACCATCGTGTCAAGGTCTTTTTCTGTCCATTCCCGGGAATGCCCCGAACTGTCTGTTTGGTTACCGCTGCGGAATAATTCCATCGTGATTTTTTTAGCCATATTTTTAATTTAACGAAAGAAAGTGAAAAAAAGCAATTGACAACTTTGTAGAGATTGTCAAAAAAGTGTATATTATCTTGAAACGACTTGATATTTTTATGATGGATTCTATTTTAAGGGGTAAGGGCACTCGATTAGTTCATGACTGTTCGAGACGGACGTTGTGCCAACTCCAACGTCCTGCACCTGCCCTAAAGAAGTTGGAACTACGAGTTGTAAGGAAGTTGGAAAGCCAAACAACTTTAAAGCACCCGAGGCGGGGCATCGGGAACACTCGATGTGCCACGATAGTAAGGGGAAGCAGGGCGCAAGCTCAAGGCCAGAGACAGGTTACAACCAGGCTGGTCGATACTCGATTCACGAAAACCGTTGCTTTTCCCGTTCTTTGGTGCTCATGGGCACACCGGGAAAGTGGGGAATATCTGAATCCGCTTACAGGGCAACCGAGGGCGGGACGGGCAGAAATGCCAAAGATAGGATATTAACGTGCATACCAATCTCAATTACACTGAGGAAGCACTCCCTACTTGAAAACAGGTAGGGGAAACTGCGCCCAAAACTCATTATCTAAGGAAGCAAATGCAGCCAATAACCTGGAAAAACGAAAAGCGAAAAATCAGCGAATTAATCCATTTTGAGCAGAATCCCCGGCAACTGTCGGAAAAGGATTACACCGACCTGAGAAAGTCCCTGGAGAAATTCAACCTGGCTGAAATACCGGCAATCAATACCGATAACACGATAATAGCGGGACACCAGCGGCTTAAGATACTGGCGGAATTAAAGGGCCCGGATTTTGAAATAGACGTCCGCGTGCCAAACCAGAAACTAACGGAAAAGGATTTCAGGGAATACCTGATAAGGTCAAATAAGAACACGGGCTCCTGGGATTGGGACGGCCTGGCGAATAATTTTGAGATTGAAGACCTGAAAGACTGGGGCTTTGACGATTTAGATTTGGCTTTAGAAAATGAAGAAGAAAATCATATTAAAGAAAA